GTGACCGTTGCGACGGTTGCGTATGAGGTGCAGGTCAAGCCGGCCGGTATTCGCGTTGCGCGGGTGGGCACGGTGCCGCTTGGCGTTGCGTGTGGCGGTGAAATTGCCTCGGGATACTACGAGATCGACCCCGCACTGGCGACGCTGCGTGGCTCGTACAAGGGCGGACTGCTAGTTGCGCGGTGTGCTTAAATGATTGTTGCGAAGCCCGGTACGTGGGCGCTGTCGCTGATTGTCACCGAGGCGCCCAGTTCCCTGAGCGGCGGTGTCGGCTTCACGACTGCCGCCATGCGCGACCGGCTCGCATTAAACATCGACGCGCATTATCCGCCGATGACCGATGCGAGGGACGGCTACGTATTGCCGTTTGCACTGGTGCGGATGGTCGGGGCGGTTGGGACGCCGAACGCCGACACCGCGCTACTGCCTCCGCTGACGACGACTCTGCGGCAACTGAGCGGCGCACAGCGCACAGCGCTGCGGTCGCTGCTGGACAGCAGACTGGCTGGATACTCGTTCCGCGATTGGGACGGGACGACGGTTGTAAAACAGGCGTGGCGCACGGCAGACCTGTCGCTGGACTCGACTCTTGCGCAGGCCGTCTCGCTGGTATTCAATCATCTAGGGCACAGCGATTACAGGCCGAAACCGGCAACGGCAGAGACGCACAACACCGAATACACAGACGATTTCTCGACCGACCCCGCTAGTCGGTGGACGGTTGAGGACGGCGGCTACACGTGGGACAGCGCCAATGGTGAAATGGACATCACCTATGACGGCGGGCCTATGCTGCTGCGCTACTCAGCCAACGGCCCAGGCAGCATCGAACATGAATGCCAAGTCACAGCATCCGACGCTAGATCCCGTCTCGCTGGACCATGTTGCCGGTTCGATGACGCTGGCGTAAATGATGCTTATGCGCTCGATTACAACAGGACCGGTAACGTTCTAGCGATAAATCGCTATCTCGCTGGTAGCGCGACGCAGATTGCGACGCTGAGTGTAACCAGCGTCAACCCGGCTTTCTGGACACTGCGTTTGGCAGCGGAGGGAGGCGCTGGTTCTAACGTCGCGCTCGCGGCTTGGTATACGAATCACGGAACGAGTGCCGGCAAACCCGCAGACCCAGGCTGGTACGGCACAGACGGGTCGCCAGATCTAACCTATACCGACACGGATGCGAATCGACTCGATGCTTCTTCGCATTCCCAGTGCGGAATCGGCGGTCCTAGCGCATCGGCCGATGGGGATTTGCAGCACGACTACTGGAAGTCCCGCGCCATCAGCGACCGGGCGGCGGGCGGGGCTATGACCGGCGCAATCTCCATTGCGCTTAGCGCAGTCGGCGCGATGACCGGCGCTGGCGCGTTGGCCGGATCAATTGCATTGGCCCTCTCTCCGGTAGGCGCGCTGGCCGGCACTGGCGCGCTGGCCGGTACCGTACAGATAGAAAGCACGATCACGGGCGCCCTAACGGGCGCCGGGGCGCTCGTTGGAAATGTTCCGCTAGCCTTCGATACGGCCGGTTCGCTCACCGGGACCGGGGCGCTAGTCGGGTCGGTGCCGCTTGAGTTTGCCCCCACCGGAGCGCTCACTGGTGCCGGGGCGTTGGCCGGCTCAATTGCTCTTGTATTCGACGCAAGCGGAACGCTGGCAGCGGCTGACGACGGGGCCATTACCGGCAGTATCCCACTCGACTTCTCGGTTACAGGTTCGCTCACCGGAGCAGGCGCGCTGTCTGGCGCAATCCCGCTGGCCCTGACCGTAAACGGACTGCTGGTAGACAGCAGCGCCGCGCCAACAAGCGACGTGCTGCAAGGCGGCGCAGGCTACCCGGTTGACTGGCAGGCGGGCCAGAAGAAGCACAAGCGCCGCCCAGAGGACGACCCGCGCAGACACCTCGACATGCTGGTGGACCGCGCCATCGCGGAATACTATGCCGAGATCGTCGCCGCGGACGTCCCCAAGGACGAAAAGGCCCGCGCCGCGAAGGTCGTCAAGAAGTACGCGAAGAAGGCCGACAGGACCGCCATCCCGCGCCGCGAGTCGGTTAACTGGGCGGCCCTGCAACGGGACGCGAAGGCCACTGGCGCGCTGCTCGACCTGTGGATCGAGGTCATCCGCGAGCGCGAGATCGAGGCCGAGGACGAGTTTATGCTGATGATGGACGGGTAACAATGCCTCCCATATACGAGTACCGTTGCCCACACGGGCACCTTTTCGAGCGGCATCTTCCGGCTGCGGACTACAAGACCGCGCAGACCTGCGAGTGCGGGCAGCCCGGACGGCGCATTCTGTCGCTGCCGACCGTGATGGTGCGCGGCGAGGTGAACTATGACAGCCCAATTGACGGGCGGCCCATTACTTCCGAGCGAGCGCGCCGAGACGACCTGGCGCGTTCAGGCTGCATCCCGTACGATCCCGGCATGAAGCAGGACTACGAGCGCCGCATCGTCGATGGCGAGAAGCGGCTCGAACAGAGCGTTGAGCGCACGGTAGAGGCGGAGATCAGCAAGCTTCCCGCCCGCAAGCGCGAGAAACTGGAAACCGAACTGCGCAGCGGGGCCGATCCGGCCGTGGTTCGGGAAACGGCTCCCTTGGCGACGATTGTTCCACTCAAGAGGTGATTCATGGCTGACGAGGACACCGGCGACACCGGGTTTGACGTTGATGCTGGCGTGGCGACGATAGCCGCCGATCTTGGTTTCACCGAGAGAGATGACGACGCTTCCGATGGCGCGGCCGATGACGGTGCGGAGAAAGTCGCGGAAGCGGTTGCGGACGCCGACGACAAGCCAGCCGAAGGCGAGGCAGAGGTCGAGAAGGACGGCGAGGAAGCAGAGGGCGACGAGAAGCAGGACGACGGCACAGAGAAAGTCGTGCAGCTTCGCCAGCCGCCGAAGTCGTGGGCAAAGGAACAGCACGAGGTCTGGACGAAGCTCGACCCGAAGGCGCAGGACTACATCGAACAGCGCGAGCGCCAGATGCTCGACGGCATCGACCAGTACAAGGGCGACGCGACCTACGGCAAAACGCTGCGCGAGGTGCTGACGCCGTACAAGCCGATCATCGCGGCGGCTGGGCTGGACGAGGCGAAGGCCGTCCAGTACCTGATGAACGCGCACTACCGGCTCACCAGCGGAACACCAGAACAGCGTCTCTCCGCATACCAGTTGCTCGGGAAGAACCTCGGGCTGGTCAAGGCCGAAGCCGCCGAACACGGCAACGAACTCGACCCGGCTGTCCGGGAGTTGCAATCCAGACAGGAACGGCTAGAATCCCATCTTGAGGCTCGGCGCCAAGCGGATGAAACCGCAAGGCGCGAGCAAGTCCTTACCGAGGTGCAGGCGTTTGCCTCGGACAAGGAGAAGCATCCGTATTTCGACGAGGTGGCAGACGACATCGCCAGACTCATCGGGGCAGGTTACGACCTTGCGGATGCGTACGAAAAGGCGGTCTATGTCAACCCCGTGACACGCCAGAGAGAGATTGCGCGGCTTCAGACAGAGGCCGACAAGGCTCGGAAGGCGAAGGCGGCACGGGAAACAGAGGCGGCCAAGCGGGCCACGGCGGCTAACGTCCGTGGACGCGAAACCCGAAAAGCTCCGACAGAACTCAAGGGTTCAATGGACGACACGCTGCGCGAGACCTTGAGCAAGATCAAGGATCGCACTCATTAGTCATTCATAGGAGCTAACAATGGCCTCAGCAAACAGCACGTTTACTGAACTGGTCTCGACCACGTTCCGTAAGCACCGGAAGGAGATCAAGGACAACCTCTCCAACCGCAACGCGCTTCTGAAGTACGTGACGAAGCGCGGCAACATCCGTCGTGAAGACGGCGGCCTGACCATCGCCTGCCCGCTGGACTACGCCTCGAACGGGACGTATCAGCGGTACAGCGACTACGACGAGCTGGACATCAGCGCGTCGGACGTGATCTCCGCTGCCGAGTACCAGTGGCGGCAGATCGCTATCCATGTGGTCGCCAGTGGACGCGAACTCAGGATCAACTCCGGCGACTCGAAGATCACCAACCTGGCGAAAGCGCGGATCAAGAACGCGATCCGGACCTTCAACAACAGCTTCTCCAGCGACCTCTACTCTGCCGGCTCGTTGAGCAATCAGGTCAACGGCTTGCAGGCGATCATCGCCGACACGAACACGAACACCATTGGCGGGATCGACGCCAACGTGTGGACGTTCTGGCAGAACAGGGTCACCGATGCGTCCGATCTCTCGGTCACGCCGAGCGCGACGACCATCGAAAACGGCCTCATGCTGCCGACGTGGCTGGCGCTCGATCGCGGTCCCGGCGACCAGCCGGACCTGATCGTCGCAGACAACACCTACTACGGGTACTTCGAGTCCTCGCAGGTGTCGTTGAAGCGGTACACTGGCGCGTCCAGCGCGGACGCTGGCTTCGTGACGCTGAAGTACAAGAACGCCGACGTTCTGTTCGACGGGAACTCTGGCATCCCGGCGAACCACATGTACTTCGTCAACACGAACTACCTCGAACTGGTCGTGCACAAGGACGCGGATCTGGAAGTCATGGACGAGATCCGGCCGGTTGCACAGGATGCTGCTGTGATTCCGATTCTGTGGATGGGTAACCTCGTCTGCTCGAACCGGAAGTTGCAGGGCGTCATCAAGGCGTAAAGGAGACAATCATGGCATACGCAGTTCACAATTTGGCGGGCAGCCAGCCGATTGCCGATACGTCTACGACGCAGAAGCATCCGCTGGGCACCCTCGTTCGGGCAACCGATCCAACCTACGGGCAGGGCGAGTTCCTGTACCTGAAGGGCGTCGCCAGCACGGTGGTCGGGTCAATTGTCAACTACGACGACACCTGGCAAACCGCGCTCGACACCTCCGCGACCGCCGGGCCTTCGCGCCCGCTGGCCGTGGCGATGTCGGCAAACGTCGCCTCGCAGTACGGCTGGTATCAGGCCAGCGGCATGGCGACGGCCACGAAGGCCAACACCGTGTCGTTTGCCGATGGCGCTGGCCTCGGCGCAACGTCAGGACTGGCGGTGGCGGCGAACACGGGAAGCGTGATTCAGGGCGCAATCGTCCGGGCAGTGGCTTCGGCCAAGTCCGACGTTGTGACGGTCCTGATCGCGATCAACCGTCCGCACGATCCGTCCGACGTTTCGTAAGTGAGTGATGGCGGCGGGGTTTCGGCCCCGCCGCCCTTTCTTAGAGGGGCGCATGACTCGACCGACCAGTACGGTTGTTCAGATGCAGTACCAGAATCCGCACGCATCTGAACCGCTGATATTGCCGGTTCTGGTCGTCTGCAACACTCCCGACACGGACCTGCATCGGAACATCCGGGCCAACGCGGCCCTCGACCTGCCGTGGGTAGGCTTTAAGGACGCGCACGACACGACCGCCGTGCTGTGCGGCGGCGGCCCCTCGCTGGCGGACCACGTTGAGGACATCCGCGAGTGGCAGCGCAAGAACGCGACCATCTTCGCCATGAACGCCGCCTCGCAGTTCCTGCGCGGACACGGCATCAAGGCAGACTATCAGGTCATCGGCGACGCCAAGCCGGAGACAGCGGCGCTGGTGGACCCACACACGTTTTACCACCTGATAGCCTCTCAGTGCCACGCCGACACGGTTGACGCGGCGCGCAACGTGACGCTTTGGCACCTCGCCATCGACGAGGACATGGACCGGCTGTTCCCTGAGAAGCGCCGCAAGGCTGGCGGCTATGCGCTGGTCGGAGGCGGCGCGGCGGTCGGCAACGCAGCGATCTGCTTGGCCTACGTCATGGGTTATCGGCGCTTCGAGCTATACGGCTACGACAGTTCGCACCGCGACGGCGCATCGCACGCCTACGACCAGCCGATGAACAGGTTCATCCCGTCTGTCGATGTCGAGTGGGCCGACAGGACGTATCGCTCGTCGGTCTCCATGAAGGCGCAGGCCGAGAAGTTCCAGATCACCGGGCAGGCGCTCAAGCGCGAGGGCTGCACGATCAACGTCCACGGCGACGGGCTGCTTCCGGCGATGTGGAACACTCCGCCGATAAACCTGACAGAGCGGGACAAGTACCGGATCATGTGGCGCACGGAGAGCTACCGGGAAGCGTCGATTGGCGAGAACATGGTTCCGTGGATCGTGGAACTGATGAAGCCGGCCGGGCTGGTGCTGGACTTCGGCTGCGGCACGGGGCGCGCATCTCTCGAACTGGCAAGGCTTGGACTTGACGTTCTGCTCATCGACTTCGCGGACAACTGCCGCGATGAGGAAACGCTGAACCTGCCATTTCTGGAGTGGGATCTCACGCGCCCACTGCCGCCGCACGCGCACTACGGGATATGCTGCGATGTCATGGAGCACATCCCGCCAGAGGACGTTGAGACGGTCATACGGAACATTATGACGGCAGCGGATACGGTGTTTTTCAACATCAGCACCATTCCGGACATGCAGGGGGCCATCATCGACCAGTCGCTGCACCTGACAGTACAGCCGCATTCATGGTGGAGGGGGCTTTTCATTAGGCTCGGCTACGCCATACAGTGGGAGGCCGAGGGACCGGTCACGGCCACGTTCATCATCACCGGAGGTAACGAATGAGCACGGTTGCAGATTTGGCAGAACGCAAGGAGAGCCCGCCGCTGGTGCGATTTGAGCGCACCGCGAAGGAGGACAAGGCCGAGAGCAAGAAACAGGGCAAGTACGTCGCCCGCGACGTGGACATGGTGCTGGTGACGCCGCCCTACTCGAAGGACGTGTTCAAGAAGGAGGCCAAGTCGTGGTTCGACGACCTCGCCGTGGACGTGGCCAATGAACGCATCCCGGCGTCATGGGTTGACAAGTTCAAGGACTCGTACGAGCGGTGGAAGTCAGGACAGGAACTCCCGCTGGACGGCACGCCGATCAGGGGGTGGGGGGTGATCTCCCCAGCGCAGCAGGAAAACCTGATCCGCGTGAACATCCTGACGGTCGAGGACTTGTCGAAGATCAACGACGAGGGCACGCGCCGGGTTGGCATGGGCGCCACAGAACTGAAGAACAAGGCGCTGGCGTGGCTGGCGCAACTGAACGACAAGGGGCCGCTGACTCAGGAAATGGCCGAACTGCGGAACGCGAACAGCCAACTGACGCAGCAGGTCGGGACGCTGACATCGCAGGTCGAGCAACTGATGGCGCAGCTTCGCACCCAGCCGGTGGCACAGCCCGCGGCCCCTGCGCAGCCGGAGTCGCAGGAGATCGCCGCCGGTGATATTCTTGAGGGCGACATGATCTGAGGGCACGACGATGACCATGCTTTCCACGGTCCAGTACTTCTTCAAGCGCAACGGTCTCAGCGTGCCGGCGACGGTGGCCGGGTCAACCGACAGTCAGGTGACCCAGGTCGCCGCGCTGCTTGAGGAGGAAGGCAACGACCTCGCGCAGCGGTATCCGTGGGAGGGCATCACGTTCGAGGCGACGCACACGACGACGGCCGCAGAGTCGCAGGGCACCGTCGCAAGCATCGCAACGAACGGGTTCCGGTACATCAAGAACGAAACGATATGGGACCGCACGGACCAGCTTCCGGTCATCGGCCCGATGAGCGGGACAGAGTGGCAGACGCTGAAGGCGGTTACCAGCAACGGCCCGCGCTACCGCTACCGCATCCGTGGCGGCCTGCTGCTCGTCAACCCCGCCCCTGCGGCAAATCACGCATGGGCCTTCGAGTACGTCAGCAAGAACTGGATACTCGGCGCGGACGGCACGACCTACAAGCAATACTTCACGCTTGACACCGACACGATGCTGATCCCCGAGGAACTGCTGCTGAGCGGGCTGCGCTGGCGCTGGAAGAAGGAGAAGGGGCTGGACTACGCCGAGGACTTCCGCACCTACGAGGCGCAGATCTCCGACGCGATGGGGCGGGACGGTGGCAAGGAGCGGCTGAACATGGGCGTCGATCCGACGCGGGGTCCGCGACCAGGCATCTACGTGCCTGAGCGTGGCTGGACGCCGTAATGAGAATCGCGCTGCAACGCAAAACGGCCGGCCGACAGCAGGTATCAAGCGTGCGCTCGTACACTGCGCCCGTCGGCGGCTGGAACGCGCGGGATGCGCTGGCGGCGATGAAGCCGCACGACGCGGTGGCGCTGGAAAACTGGTTCCCGCGCCCGACCTACGTAGAGGGCCGGGGCGGCTATACCGAGCACGCCACCGGCATGACCGGCAACGGCAAGACGCTCGCGGCCCACAACGGACTGACCGGGACCAACAAGCTGTTTTGCATGACATCGGCCGGGGTTTACGACGTATCAAGCGCGGGGGCGGTGGGGGCGTCCGTCGCGGCCCGCACGAACGGCAAGCACCAGTGGGTCAATTTCGGCGACGGCACGTACAACTGGCTGATCGCCGTCAACGGTGCCGACGAGCCGCTGTACTACGAGGGGACGACGTGGACCGCCGTGACCGGCGCGACCAGCCCGGCGCTGACCGGGATAACGACCACGGACCTGATCGGGGTGTTCGTGTTCAAGGGACGGCTGATCTTCCTGCCCAAGACGGGGCTTTCGTTCTGGTACTTGGCGGCCGGCGTGGCTGGCGGGGCGCTCACGGAGTTTGACTTCTCCGGCGACGCGCCACGCGGCGGGTACGTCATGGCGGCGTCGAACTGGACGATGGACGGCGGCGACGGCATCGACGACTACGCGGTATTCGTCACCAGCGAGGGCGAGGTTCTGGTCTATCGTGGCACCAACCCGTCGTCAGCCGCATCGTGGGCGAAGGTCGGGACGTACTACATCGGCGAACCGCTCGGGCGGCGCTGCATGACGAAGATCGGCGGCGACCTGCTGATCCTGACGAGGGCTGGGCTGTTCCCGATGTCGGCCGCGCTGAGCACCGCGGACGCTAACGCCCGCATGGCGATCTCGTTCAAGATCGAAAACGCCTTCAACGACGCCGCAAGCGCGTATGGCGACAACTTCGGGTGGGAGACCATCGTGTACCCGGCCGAGTCCGCGCTGCTCGTCAACGTCCCGACCGCCGAGGACGGCACGCACGAACAGTACGTGATG